GTGTTTTTAATCGCGGGTTCCGTCGCGGCGTCCGGCTTTGGTGCAGGTACAACAAGAGACATAATGACCTCTGAATGGGGGGCGGTGGACGCCAGCGTTGAACGGGGTCAAAGACCCGTCCCGGCTGGCGTGCCGCCCTGCGCGGGGCGCATTCTTTTTAGCTGCCGGATGCCTTTTTAATGGCAGACTCCAGGCGCTCAATGTCTTTTTTCACGCCTGATTTGCCGTCGAGAATTAAGGCACTTTTCAGACGCTCCAGGGCTAACGTGTTCTTGCCGCCGTCGCGGTAGAGATAGCCGATAATCTTGTGCAACTGGGCACGGACTTTATCGGGCATATCCTCAGCGTCAGTCAGTTTCAGCACGTCCAGCATCAGCTCAATGCTGACCGGTTCACCGGCGGTGCGGGCACGAACAGCCTGGTCGGTCACTTCCTCCGTGAAAGCGCATCCCGCCGTGCGGGTGCCGAATGGCATCGCCAGCCGGTGTTTAAAGGCGTAGCGGGCAATGTTCAGCGCACCGGCAATATCACCGGCGTCAATACGCCAGATCATGACGGTCATCAGGATGGCATCCTGTGCGCCGTTCCCTTCGGCGAGCACGCCCGACACCCACGGGGCGTATTCAGGCAACAGCTTGCGTTTTAACGCCGCCTTGTCCTGGAAGGACTGGATCTTGTGCAGTGCCTGTTTATCCGCATTGAGCTTTTGCATTTGCAGTTCGTAGCCGGTGGCATGGGTCAGCTGACCGGCGGCCTGCTGTGCGGCGATGATGGCGGACTGTCGCAACATGTGACGACGGCAAGGGCTGATCATGACGTCCCCCTTTATTCCGCTGATTCAGGCGCGGTGGTTTTGAAGGTGCCGAGCTGGATGTTTTCGACCAGGCAGCCGCCGCGATAGTCTTCCACCACGAAATCCTCATTAATGGATTCGTAGTTTTCGATGCGGTCACGCTTTGGCACTTCCTCAATGTGACGGCGGTGCGTGCCGTCCTGCCAGTAGATGGACAGGTTATCCAGGCGGGTGATCATGAAAGCATTGGCAGGGAAGCCCGGCACGCGCACCGCCGGTAAGTTACCGATGCGTTTCTGGCTGATAATCATATCCGCCGCCAGGCTTTCCGAGTTCTCCTGCGCCTTGTTCACCAATGGGAAATATTTGTCGGCCAGCAGCTGACGACCGCAGATCACCACCAGGCCGGTATCGTCCTGATAAATCGGGTCAACCATGTTGTTGGTGGCATCCATCACCAGCGCGTCCAGGTTCTCAAAGTCACCCCCGGCACCAACCCGGACGGTCGCAGAAATCACGGCGTCATCCTCGCCGAGAATTTTGCTCATCACGCGCTCCGGCGCATTGTTGCGGTACTTTTGCAGCCAGCCCACGTTCACGTCCTGCAACAGCGGGTTTTTGGTGCGGTTTGATGTCGCCGCACGCTCTACGCCGTTAAAGCCGATGGTGATGCGATCCAGCGCCTGGCGTTTCACGATGGCGTCACGTAAACGCGCCTGGAAATCCTGATAGCGCGCCCACAAATCCAGCGTGGCGTAGCGGAAATGGAAATCGTAGTTCGTCTGGCGGCACTCATAACCCTCAGCGGTCAGGGTATTAAAGTCCGCTGTCTGACGTTCACCGGTGCCGCTGGTGTCTGCGGTACTGGCAATCGAACCGGACACCCCCACGCCGACCTTTTCCCCCTTCATTTCGTCCACGGGGATGATGTTAATCATCTGGAGGAACGCGGAGGACTCCTGCACGCGGGTCATCAGCGTCTGCGTCACCGACGGCTCCACGCTGAATTTTTTATCCAGGTCGCCGGTGTCCACCGAGTTCAGCTCGGCGATGCGGGACAGGTAGGCGTTAAATTGAAAACGGGTTGTTTGTTTCATGCTTTTTTCCAAATGGGTTAACGGGTTAATCGCGAGCGTCGCGCTTAGCAGTCGGTGAAATGGGCTGCATCACCCTTGCCGCCGCCGCTTGAAACAGGGCGCTGCGTGTAGCTCTGCGGCGCGGACTTCTCCAGCTTGCCTTTGAGCGTGCTGAACTGTTCGCGGTCATCTGTCGCGGTTTGTTCCAGCGCGTTCAGGCGTTCCGTCAGTGAGGTTTGCAGCGCGGACAGCTTTTCATCAGTGGCTTGCAGGCCGGTTTCGACGTGCTCCACCACCACTTCCACGGCGTCATGCACGTCTTTAAAACGGGCGTCATCCGAGGCGGATTTGCTGGAAAGCAGCTGTTTCACGCGGGAGAACAGCGACGGCGCAGCCGGTTTTTCTTCTTCAAACTCGAACGCCGTTTCTTCAGCGACGGTAAAGAGGTTTCCGGCATCCTGTTTGCGGCTCGCCAGCGGGTTCTGCTGCGCCTTCGCGCTGAATTGCAGGTACTCGGTGCCGAGGCTGGCGGGGCTGTCGGTCACGGCCAGGCCGATCAGATAGGCTTTGCCGGTGTCGGAAAACGAGGGGTTCACTTCGATGGAGGTGTAAACCTTCTGGCGGGCTTTCACCAGCGACACTAAATCAGCCGTCGGGTCGATGTCGGCATACAGTGCCAGCTTGCCTTTCAGCGCACCGTCGGCAATTTCTTCGGCATAAACGCCGGTCACATCGCCGTACATGCGGAACGGGCTATCAGGGTAATAACCTTTGATGTGCTCCATGTTGATGCGCGCACCGTAGACCTTCGGGTCATAGGTCGCCGCCATCTGTTCAATCCAGTCGCGGGTGATTTCGCGGCCGTCGGTGGTTGCGCCTTCGGTACAGATACGAAAGCGCTTTGTTGCTTTTGCCATTTGTCGGACTCCGGTCGGTGTGTGCTTCTGAGAACCCCAAGTTTCCAGACACACGCCCGACACCGCCAGCCGATGCGGGTTGATGCTTGATGGCACAACGTGGGCAGCGCGAAAAGCCGCAGGCCAGCCGGTAACGTTGCAGCCATGAAAACGACAAACTCAACCCTCATCAGCGACCCACGGCGACAGGCGGCACTGCTTTACTGGCAGGGTTTTTCCGTTCGCCAGATTGCAGAAACGCTGACCCAAAAAATACCGACGGTGCAGAGCTGGAAAACGCGCGACGCCTGGGAGAACGCCGCGCCGATTTCCCGCGTGGAATCCAGCCTGGAAGCAAGACTGATCCAGCTTGTGACCAAAGACGTGAAGGGGAATGCGGATTACAAAGAGATTGATGCGTTAGGCCGGATGATTGAACGCCTCGCAAGGGTGAACCGCTACAGCCAGAGCGGGAACGAGGCCGATTTAAATCCGAAGATAGCCAACAGGAATAAGGGGGATCGCAAGAAGCCGACTAAGAACTTTTTCAGCGACGAAGCCCTGGAAAAGCTGGAGGATATTTTTCTGGCTCAGTGCTTCCAGTATCAGCGTATTTGGTACGACGCAGGGCTTAAACATCGTATCCGCGACATCCTCAAATCACGCCAGATTGGCGCCACGTTCTTCTTTGCCCGCGAAGCGCTGCTGCGCGCACTCGCCACCGGCCACAACCAAATTTTCCTGTCAGCCAGTAAAACCCAGGCGTACGTGTTTCGTGAGTACATCATTCAGTTTGCCCGCCAGGTCGATGTCGAGCTGACCGGCGACCCGATTGTGATCGGCAACAACGGGGCAAAGCTGATTTTCTTAGGCACCAACTCCAACACCGCCCAGAGCCATAACGGCGACCTGTACGTGGACGAAATCTTTTGGATCCCCAACTTCCAGAAACTGCGTAAGGTCGCCAGCGGCATGGCCTCGCAGGAACATCTGCGCACCACGTATTTCTCCACGCCGTCAGCGCTGACGCACGGCGCGTATCCGTTCTGGTCAGGCGAACTGTTCAACAAGGGACGGGAAGATCGCAACGACAGGATTGAGCTGGATATCAGCCATCACGCCCTGGCGAAAGGCCAGCTTTGCGGCGATGGCCAGTGGCGGCAAATCGTCACCATTGAGGATGCGCTGGCCGGTGGCTGCAACCTGTTCAACATCGACACGCTGAAGCAGGAAAACAGCGCCGAGGATTTCCGCAACCTGTTCATGTGTGAGTTTGT